GGAGGCCGCGCTCAAGGAGGAGCGTAAGGTCATAAAGAGGATTGGCGTCGAGAACCTTGCCAACAAATCAGCCGGTGGCGAGGGCGTAAAGACCAAGAAGAAACGCAAGGACGATAAGAAGCTGACTGCCAAGCAGGCACATTTCTGCCTACTAGTTGCGGGCGGCACGACCGGATCGGTGTCTGACTGTTACCGCGCAGCGTACCCCGGCGGCAAAGCTTCTAAGAAGACAGTCAACGAGGCATCATCGAGGTTGATGGGAAATTGCAAGATTGCTGCAAGGATTGCTGAGCTGAGAGCGCCCGCCGTCAAGCAAACTCAGTATGATCTGGCATGGTGTCTGCAGCGACAGCGTGACGCAGTGGATTTGGCTGAGGAGACTGGGAACGCCGGAGCGATGAGCGGCGCGACGCGGGAGATCGGCAAGCTCGGCGGCATCTACCCATCGGAGAAGCAGGAGCTGACCATCAGGGCGGACGACCTGGCGGTGCGGCTGCAACAGGGCCGAGCACGGTTGGCGGAGGACAAACGATGAGGATGGAGCAGAACGAGGGCGTGGGGCCGGGAGAGGCGTCACGATCTAACAATCACCGCTGGGGCAACCCCCCGCCGGGCAGCGGCACGATGCAGGTCTGCACCCAGTGCGGCGAGAAAAAGACGGCGTACACCGATCGGGCTGAGTGCGTCGGCAGGCCGGCGACGGGGCTGGCCGAGACGCTGCACGACTACGAGCCGATATAGTGAGCAGCGTCGCCGACGACCCCGAAGGGGAGTTGGTCGACGCGATGGCCGGCTTCTACGCCGACCCGCTGGGGCATGTCCTGTTCTCGTATCCTTGGGGCGGCGCGGGCACCGAGCTGGAGGGCCGCACTGGGCCAGACGACTGGCAGCGGGAGTTCCTGATCGAGCTGGGCAACGAGGTCACCAAGCGGCGCTTCGATGGCGTCAACGCCGTCAACCCGATCCAGTTCAGCACTGCCAGCGGGCACGGCATCGGGAAATCCTGCCTGTCCGCGTGGATCATACGGTGGATAGCCGACACGCGGCCCGGCAGCGCCGGCACCATCACCGCGAACACCGCCGAGCAGCTCCGCACCAAGACCTTCGCCGAGCTGGCCAAGTGGCACAACATGGGGATCACCAAGCACTGGTACGTCCTAAATGCCGGCACCGCTGGCAGTCTGAATATGTACCACAAGTCGAACCCGAAGCGATGGCGGTGCGACGGCCAGACCTGCAAGGAGGAGAACAGCGAGGCGTTCGCCGGGCAGCACCGAGACACCTCGACGTCGTACTATCTGTTCGACGAGGCCGGCGGCATACCAGAGAAGATATTCGAGGTGCGCGACGGCGGCCTGACCGACGGCGAGCCGATGACGTTCGACTTTGGCAACCCGACACGGAACACCGGGCGCTTCCATGCCAACATGCTAGGAAAGAACCGCAACCGTTTCATCAAGCGGTTCATTGACAGCAGGTCAGTGGCCATCACCAACAAGGCGTACCTGCAGCGCATGATCGACGACTATGGGGTCGACAGCGACGTCGTGAAGGTCCGCGTGCTCGGGCAGTTCCCAAGCGCGTCGACGTATCAGTTCATCAGCACCGACGACGTCGACGCTGCGATGCTGAGAGAGATGACATCGAGCGAATACAATTTCGCGCCGGCCATCATAGGCGTCGACCCGGCGTGGACGGGAGAAGATGATTTTGTAATCCAGCTCAGACAGGGAAACAACTCGAAGACGTTGGGCGTTTACGCCCGCAACGACAACGACGTGCAGATGGCGCAGCTGATCGCGCAGTTCGAGGACGACTACAAAGCCGACGCTGTGTTCGTCGACGGCGGGTTTGGCACCGGCATCATCAGCGTCGGGCACACGATGGGCCGACACAAGTGGCAGATCGTATGGTTCAGTGACAAGAGCATGGATCCCGGATGCACGAATAAGCGGGCTGAGATGTGGGAGCAGATGCGTGTCTGGTTGAAGGAGGGCGGCTGCCTCGAAGAGGACGAGATCATGCGCAGCGACCTGACCGGTGTCGAGCTGACGCCTCGCCTCGACGGCAAGAAGCAGCTCGAAAGCAAGGAGCACATGAGGAGCCGGGGGTTGGCATCGCCCAACAAGGCCGACGCTCTGGCGCTCACGTTTGCGTTCCCAGTCGTGGCGACGCGGGTGCCGTACAACCCGCACCAAGAGGCGGTGATGCAGCACGACTACGACCCGATGCCCTAGACTGCGTGTCTAAAGTGTGTTAAGGCGGTAAATCCATGGATGCTATAATTATATTCAGCCGTGTGAACGGTCATCCGCTGGGGTTCCTTTTGAACAAAAAACGCCGGCACGTCTGGTGCGCCATCAGGGGCGAGCAGTTCTGGACCGTCTACGATTGGCACGTCGGAATACCGGTGATCTCTGTCGCCGACAGGGACATCGACCTTGCCGCTTTCTACACCGGCAAGGGCTGCGAGGTCATCGAGATCGAGCGCGGCACCGAGGCCTGTCATGGGCCGTGGATGTGCAACAACTGCGTCGGGCACACCATGGTCATGGCGGCGATCCGCGCACACCTGATCTTCACGCCACAGCAGCTGTGGAACCATCTCACGGGGAATAGCATGCGATACCGCGCCAAAAACTTCTTCCGCCGCGCCTGCTACATGCCGGGGTTTGGCAGCAAGACGCAGGCCGCGCCTCTGCCGCCCCCGCCGGTGCGGGCACCCAAGTCGGAGACGACTATCGCGGCGGATAAGAAACTGGCTGCCGATGAAGTCGCCCGTCTGGCAGCGCGCAAGAAGTCCGCAGGCGGGGCCACGGCATCGGAGGGAACCCTCCTCGATGATGACGACACAATAGGAGCGGGAGCATTAAAATGATCACCGACCTCAAGCGACTGCTATACGCCCCCGGTTTCGGCGGCTCGTCACCGCCACCGCCGCCACCGCCTCCGGCCGCGCCTCCGCCTCCGCCGAAGAAGCCGGACGTGGCAGTGCAAAAAGCACGGGCCGACGAGATCAAGCGGTCGAAGCTGGCGGCTGGCCAAGCCGGAACCAACAAAACGGGCGGCGTGCTGACCGAAGAGGCCAGCACCATCAACCGCACGCTGTTGACATAGCCATGGTGAACCTCGCACGCAAACCCAGCTCGGGAGGTGGCACGCTCATCGGCGGCGACACTGATCGTGTCGATTACCCGACGGTGTTTCTCACAGATGAGCAGGTCGACGACACGGTCCTGTGGGATGCGGCAGCATAATGCCTATCATCAACCCCGGTAACCTCGGAGAGAACATCCCGCCGCACGGCAAGAAGTCGACGGTGCTGCGCCGGTACGTCAAGCTGGAGAACGACCGCACGTCGTGGCGCAACCATTGGATGGAACTCAGCGACTACCTCCTGCCGAGGCGCGGTAGGTTCCTGTACACGTCACAGAACGATCGAGGCAAGAAGCGCCACAACAAGATCATCGACAGCACCGGCACGCAGGCGATCAGAACGATGGCTGCCGGCATGATGTCTGGCATGACCAGCCCGGCGCGGCCATGGTTCCGGTTCACGACCGGAGACGAGGCCACGATGGACAACCATCAGGTCAAGGTCTGGCTGGCGGAGGTCGAGCGTATCTGCCGCACCATCCTGCACAAGTCGAACTTCTACAACGTCTCCTTCACCGTCTACTCCGAGCTGGGAGCGTTTGGCACGGCACCGCTGTATCGACAGAAGAGCTTTGACAGCGTCATCAGGTTCCGGCCCTTCACGGCTGGCGAGTACGTCATCGCCGAGAACGACCAAGGCGTCATCGACACGCTGGGCCGGTCGTTCACCATGACCGTGTCGCAGGTCATCGAGAAGTTTGTCATCAAGTCGCAGCACGGTGTCGACGACTGGACCGGTGTCAGCCGCGCGACACGCAACCTGTGGAACAACAAGAGCTACGACGAGCTGGTGCCTGTCATACATATGATCGAGCCGCGCCGCAAAGCCGAGCGCGATCCCAAGAGCTTCAGCAACGTGCATATGCCGTTCAAGTCGGTCTACATGGAGCAGGGCAGCGACAACGATGCAGTCCTATTCGAGGGCGGCTTCAACCGCTTCCCGGCGTACATCCCCCGCTGGGATGTGCTGCAAGGCGACGTGTACGGTCGATCGCCCGGCATGGACAGCCTCGGCGACATCAAGCAGCTGCAGCAGCAACAGAAGCGCAAGGCGCAGGCCATCGACAAGATGGTCAACCCGCCGATGACCGCGCCGACTTCGCTGCGCGGCAAGCCTTCAAGTGTGCTGCCGGGCGGTACGACATACGTTGATCCGCTGCAAGGCGGCCAAGGGTTCGCGCCGGCCTATCTGGTGCAGCCGCGCCTCGGTGAGATGCAGCAGGACATCCAAGAAGTCCAAGAGCGCATCCAGCGAGGTTTCTATGCTGACCTCTTCGCCATGATGATCAACTCCGATCGCCGTAACATCACGGCGACAGAGGTCATCGAGCGGCAAGAGGAGAAGCTCGTACTGCTGGGTCCAGTTCTACAGCGCCTCAATGTAGAGCTGCTCGATCCGCTGCTCGATGACGTCTTTCAGTTTGCGCTGGAGGCCGACCTCCTCCCTGAGTCTCCAGAGGAATTGCAGGGCGTCGATCTGCGCGTAGAGTACGTCAGCTTGCTGGCGCAGGCCCAGCAGGCTGTCGCCGCCAGCGCGCTCGAACGAACCTTGGGGTTCGCCGGCAACCTCGCCGCTGTCTTCCCAGAAGTCTCCGATAACATCGACGCCGACGCGGGCCTCCGGCAGTACGCCGAAATCCTTGGAAACTCGCCGGACCTTCTCCGCGACAGCGGGCAGGTTGAGCAGCTGCGTGCCGATCGCGCGCAGGCGCAGCAGCAGCAAGAGGCAGCAGCGATGGCCGGCCAAGCGGCGCAGGGCGCGAAGGTCTTGAGCGAGACCGACACGCAGCACCCAAACGCGCTGACCGATCTGTTGGGTAGAGGAGGGAGCGTCTGATGGTCAAGAGGCTCTCCGTATATGACAGCAGCAACCCTGAGCACGTCGCCGCTGCCCAGAAGGATATGCAGGATCGCGACAAGGACATCGTCTTCATCATGGCGCAGCCGCGTGGCCGCCGCTGGGTGTACGACTTGATCTGGGGCAAATGCCACAAGGATGGCATCAGCCATGTGCCGATCGACAAAGAGAGCACGTCATTCAATGAGGGGGCGCGGAGTGTCGGTTCTGCGTTGGAGGTCGTTCTTCGAGCTGAGACGCCGAAGATGTATATGAAAATGCTGGAGGAGAACCATTTCAATGGCTGAATTAGCTGAAAGCACCGAAGAGGTAACCGAAGAAGTAACCGAGGATGTAGCCCCGGTCGCTGAGGAAACCGTATCGGAAGAGACGACGTCCGAGGCCAAGGCCGAGGACGCAACGGGCGACGCTGGAGACAGTGACGCCGAGGACACCGGAACTCTGCTGTCGGACGACGAGAGTGATGGAGCCGAGGGTGTACCCGACAAGTACGAGTTCACCCTTCCAGAGGGCGTTGAGGTGGAAATCACCGACCGCGTCCAATCGCAGCTTGATGCTTTCCACGCAGACGCAAAAGACATTGGCCTGTCTCAGGCTCAAGTCGATCGTCTGGTGGCGGGCGAGTTCAAGCGGGGTCAGGAGGCACTGCAACAAGGTGCCAATGGCTATCAGCAGCGTGTATCGGACTGGGCAACTGAAACGAAAGCGGACAAGGAGCTGGGCGGGGACGACCTCGCCAAGAACCTGAGCGTCGCCAAGTTAGGCATGGAAACATTCGGGACACCGGAACTGAAGCAGCTTTTCGATAAGCCTTCGCCGGAGAACCCTAATGGTCTGGGCATCGGCAACCATCCCGAAATTATACGTCTGCTCCATCGCGCTGGGTTACAGGTACGGGAAGATGGCGATCTTGTCGGCGGAGACGGCGGCAAGGCCGAGAGTGATGCTTCCCTGCGCCGCATGTACCCCAGCATGTTCAAAGACGAAGCAGCAGCCTAAGGAGATATTCAATGGCTACTCTAAGCGTTGTAAACCCGACCCTCACCGATCTGGCGAAGGTCACCGACCCCGACGGCTCCATTGCCGATGTGGTCGAAATTCTGAACGCGACAAACGAAATCCTCACGGATATGTCGTGGATGGAAGGTAACCTGACGACCGGTCACCGTTCATCGATCCGTTCCGGTCTGCCCACTCCGACGTGGCGTAAACTGTACGGTGGTGTGCAACCAACTAAAAGTAGAGCGGTGCAGATCACCGACAACTGTGGGATGCTGGAAGATTATGCTGAAGTCGATGCCGCCCTTGTTGGGATGGCCGGCGATCCGGCGGCTTTCCGCCTGCAAGAGGATCGGCCTCACATCGAGGGAATGAACCAAGAGTTTGCTTCCACTCTCTTCTACGGAGATGAAAGTACAGCACCGGAAGAGTACACTGGACTTTCCCCGCGCTACAACTCGACGACCGCTGCCAACGGGGACAACATCATCTCCGGCGGAGGGTCCGGTTCAGACAATGCCTCGATCTGGCTCATCTGCTGGTCGCCGCAAACGGTCCACGGGATCATCCCCAAAGGATCGAAAGCGGGTATCCAGCAGCGTGATCTTGGCGAAGTCACCATCGAAGACGCCGACGGCTCGAATGGCCGCATGCAAGCGTTCCGCACTCATTATCGTTGGGATGTGGGCCTCACCGTCCGCGACTGGCGCTTTGCAGTGCGCATCGCGAACATCGATCGTTCGGCCTTGCTGGTCACCGCCGCGACTGGCGCTGATCTCAATGACCTCATGCACCAAGCGTGGACCGAGTTGCCGAGCACGACAGCGGGTCGCTGTTCTTGGTACATGGACAAGAGCATCTTGTCGATGTTGCGGCGTCAGACGGCCAACGCGGTGTCCAGTTCGACACTGTCGGTCGACATGGTCGGCGGTACGATGCAGACGAGCTGGGGCGGTATTCCGATCCGTCGCTGCGACGCACTGCGCCCTGATGAAGCTACGGTCTCCTAGTAAGACCGTACCCACTAAACACCCATATAGAAGGAGACATTCAAAATGGGTATTCTCGACGAACGCGGCGAGTTCTGCGACAATGTTGACGTCTCGGCATCTGCCGGCACGGCTCTTGTCGGAGACGTAATCGATCTGGGTGCGGCGGGCGAAGACATTGGTAACGGGCAACCGGTTTACCTCGTCATCCGCACGGGCAGCACCGAGATCATCACTGGTGGTTCGGCTGGGACTTTGCAGTTCAAGCTGGCCTCCGATGCAGCGGCTGCCATCAGCACTTCGACCTCCACGATCCATGTGGTAACGGAGGCCCATGTGACTGATGGCACCGACGCGAACGCGGCGGAAATGAAGGCGGGTGCGATCATCTATCAAGCGCCCCTGCCTGTCGGAACCTCCGGCAACTACGAGCGGTATCTTGGCATCCTCGCCGTCACGGCGACGACCACGACCACGGCGGGCACGATCAACGCCTTCCTGACGCTCGATCCGCACATGGCTGCAGGGAAGTCTTATCCCGACGCCATAAACTAGATAAGGCTTGCGGGATGGCCGGGTCTGAACAGGCCCGGCCATTGCCTTCCACTTATTGAAGGAACAATACAATGGCTTCATTCACAGCAGTAGGCGACACGGTAGAACTCCAGACGTATGACCGGGGCGACACCGTTGCCGTCGCCTTGTCCGGCACATATAACATGACCATCACGCTGCAGGTTGAGGCGGGTTCGCCCGGCTCAGGATCATGGTCGACGTTGCAGACGGTGTCCGGCGCGGCTGACGCCACCGTCGCCATCGACTACACGACCAAGTCGTTCGGTGAGAAGCTCCGGCTTCTGGTCACCGCCGACACCTCCGGCACTTGCGTGGCGACCCTGACCAATACGTCCAACCAGACGGTTAAGGCGTTCAAGGATCGGGTCGGCAATGCGTTGATGACCATCACCCAGAAGTTCACCCAAGTTCACGGGGGTCTGGTCCGGTCCAGCGGTGCTGTCGTTAATACGACCGCTGCGCTGACGCTGACCGAGAAGGCTCACGCGGGCCGCATCGTTACCGTCAACTCGACGACTGGCCGGGCCATCACCCTGCCGGAAGCGACCGGGACCGGTAACGTCTATACGGTCTACATCGGCACGACGGTGTCGTCTGGCAGTCACACGATTGTCGCGCCGTCGTCCTCTACATCGTTTGCGGGCGGCGTCGGTATTTCCACCGACATCGGCGGCGTGACGATTATCTGTAACACGGCTGATGACACCGTCACGATGTCCGGTTCGACGACCGGTGGCGTGGTTGGTTCTCATGTGGTCTTCACGGACGTGGCCTCTGGCAAGTTTATGGTCAGCGGCTTCTTATGCTCAACAGGCTCCGAAGCTGATCCGTTCAGCGCCGGGGTATAATTTCATCGGAGGGAGGCGCTTGCGTCTCCCCTCACCGAACTTTTTGAAGGAGAAAAGCAGATGCCTAGTATGGATGTCCAGTTCCGAAGCCCGTTTTATCATAACCAGCTCGGTCTGCTTGGCGGTGCCGGCGATGAAGACACGATCTACATCCTGCCCGACACCGAGGTTCTGCCGCGAACCGCCGTCGTCCTCGAAGGCGTCAGTAAGGATCGCAAGAATAACGAAAGCCAAGGCAAGGCAGCCGATCGAGCTGCGCGTCTCGCACCGGAGGTTGACGAAGACGAGGACTTCGAGGAGCCGGAGCCGCCGCGTCGTGTCCGGCCACTGGAAGGCAAAGCTAAGGGCGATAGTGTCCCGAGGAAGCGTAAACGATAGGAGTAGCCGATGGCGTCTGAGACACAGATTGGCAAGCTCGCCTTGCAGCATATCGGGGATAGATATGACATCACCGACTTGACCGAAGAGAGCGTCGAGGCGGAACAGCTCAATCTGATCTTTGATGATACGCGCGACTGGTTGTTGCGGCAGTTCCCGTGGAACTTCGCGACGGCCTACACGACGCCGGCTTCACTGACCGGCACCGTGCCCAACAACTTTGACTACATGTACACCTACATGACCGACGCGGTCAGGGTGCTCCTTGTCGTCGACCCGTTAGGGTTGGATACGGAAATACAATACGAGGTGGCGAGGAACTCGTCGGACGTTAAGGTGATCCTGACTGATCAGGCGGACGCCGAGTTCCGGTACACGAAGAGGATCACCGACACGGCCCAGTTCGACAGCGAGTTCACGATGGGACTGTCCTACGCCCTCGCTGC